CTGGATATGGAATCCAGGAAAGCGCTGACTCATGAGGCCGTCCGTTGGGACGCTGCTAGAGTGAGCAGATTGCTATGCGGAATGGTAGACCGCAGCGGGAAGCTCCCACTGGGACCTACCGGTGTCGGGGTCTCCTTCTTTCGCCAACTTGGCGTGAAGAAGTCCAGACTTCCAACCGGTGAGCTCAGTTGCGCCCTTGAAAAAGGGCACGTTCCACCTCAGAGGAGGGAATACATCCCTCTTCTTGTGTCAAATTTGGTCACAGGATACTATGACACGCTCCAGATTTATCTTCAGGAAGGTACCTGTAAGCTCTCAGACTGTCGAGAGATGGCGGCAAAGTTTACACTTTATGCCATCAACGATCGTCTAGAAGACTACATCAAGTACCAATCTGCCTATCTTCAGGCGAGAGCGATGAAAGACCTGTTAAGTCCGCCGCCGGCCCCCGAGTGGCTCCGAGAGCCCCCCGGGAGATTCTTGTCACACCATCTGAACCGAAAGGTTTGGATGAGGTGTGCTCTCCGGGCCCGTCCGCGTGATGTGTCCCTTGCCCTGTCACTTTACCAGGTGAAGAGATGCGCACCTCCGTTGCCGGAGGATAAGGTATCTCAGAACTTGGATAAGTCGTCAGAGAGGTTATCTCAGGACCCCGGAAAGGGGAATCCTTGGATTGACACTCTTGCGGATGAGTGTAAGAGGACGGTGAACGAGCTTTGCGAGAACGCTCGGCGAGGCGGCTGGAATCGTGTCATCGCTGACGACGCGTTTCCCAGCCAAAGTGCCTCGTTACGAGTTCCTGTAGCTCGTGGCGGACAGATGACAGATCTTGTGCCAGAGTCATCCGTGGTCGTACTGCCTACCCTGATCGCAATGTTACAGCGCGGACTCCGAGTCACTCCCATTTACGGGTGGGACGCGGAGTACGCCGATATTTTGTCTGATCGGGTTCTTGGGACAGAAGTCCCGACGCATCTTGACGTTCGTCGGTCCCCGGTTCTCGAGCCGTTTAAGGTTCGCGTAATAACTATGGGTCCTGCCGTCCCTTATTTTCGGGCGCGGCGGATTCAAGGGATACTTTGGTCTTTGCTAAAGTATTCCCGGTCTACGCATCTTCCTAATCGGCCTCTGGACCCGAGTGACCTTGACTTCTTTGTCAGACGTCGCGGATCGGAAATTTTCCGAGGTGAGGATGTTCCATACGTAAGCGGCGATTACTCTGCCGCTACGGACAACTTAAACCCTCACCTTTCTGAGGCAGTGGTCGACTCACTCTGTGACCACATCCTTTCTCGAGACTACCTTAGGGATGAATCCGGGTCGTATGTCCGTGAAAACGGCCATAGGGTCCGGGCGCCGCTCGACGCGGCACATCCCTATCGTGCACTCTTTCACAGAGTACTGCTGGGACATCGAATTCTGGATGGGCCCCGTGGAGCTGAAGTTGAGGTCTGCGCGCAGACCTGGGGTCAGCTTATGGGGTCTCCTCTTTCTTTCCCAGTACTCTGTATCGTAAATCTTGCCGTGACGCGATTTGCGTTGGAGAAGATATCCAGTAGTAGGATTGAACTCGATCGGTCAGGGATTCTCATCAACGGAGATGACATCCTTTTCCGTTGTCCCGAAAGGGGGATCCCCTTCTGGACTGAGCTCGTTACTGCTGCTGGGCTCTCTCCGTCTCCAGGCAAGAATTACGTGAGCCATCGTTACGCGCAGTTAAACTCTGAAGTATATGATATGGATGTGCGCGGAGCGGAGTACGTTCCTTTCCTAAAGGTAAATCTTTTGTATGGGACGTTGGCTCGAGGGTGCGAACGAAAGCGGGCCGCAGATCTATGCTACGGTTCAGATGTTGAGGCGGGGGGGACTTTCGGTCATCGTGCGAAAGCACTCATTCGTGGCTTCCCCCCTGCGCTTCAGGACAGGCTAATGTCAAGATTCCTCTATGGCATTAGAGATTTCCTGAATCGCGTCCCCAACGTGAGCTGGTTCATTCACCCGCAATATGGTGGTCTCGGCCTCCCGGTTACCCGGGAGGTGTCCCTGAACCCTTACCATCTCCGCATTGCTGCGTATCTGTCTTGCGGTGGAGCCGAACACGAAGAGGCCAGATGCATGATGCACTGGCTCACAAATCCTTCGAAATGGTTCAACTCCGCCACAATGTTGAAGATTGTGGAGACGGCAAGGAATCTTGAGTTACCTGTGCTGAAGGTTCCGAAAGCGCTCGAGCATGAGTTGCCCGAGGTTCCCTTGAAGACCGCTATCCTGAAGAGTGCTTTGCGCCTTGGCGTAGAGTACCCCGCAGGAGCGAACGGTGATCGGGAACGCCTTCGTGACTGGCACAGGTTCTTTGTTTCAGTGGGACGAAAGGCGGCCAAAACCCGGGCGTTTGGCGGAGATCCGAGAGACAAGAGAGGCCTCTTCCTTATGAGCAAGGAAAAGGCGATAAAGGGCCCGAACTTCGTAACTGCCTTTGATTGGGGCAACCACGGAGCCCTGGGTAACCACTCTCAGCGTCTGACGAACTTCGCTGGTGCATCGGATCTGGCACTTTGACACCGTCGCATCGGGCGACGGAGGTGGAACTGAGCTTCCCTCTTCCCCAAACAACAGTGTACGCGAAAGCGTCGACACACTCCGATAACGAGCCGGAGGTCTAGG